AAGATTATTTTAAAGAAGGATTCTTTTGTGAATGTTATAGACGAAATCCTGACCCTAAAGTTCGTGCTAAATATCCTGATGAGTATAAACGATGGATGCAGAATCTAGATAATGCTGTATCGCAAGGTAGCCGTGAGAAAGACGATTACGGATTTGCGCCCGGAAGTGCCTCTGTGATGGACCCCGGTTTCGTGAATGTAATTCGGCCTGATTTTCCTTTTGGCCCCTATTAGGTTGATTTTAAAGGACTTATGAGTAGAAATGTTGGTTTTAGATTTGAACATTTTAAAGGAATCTAATGACATCAACTAGTACAATTAGCTTGTTAAATACAATTGAGTGGAGCAAACGTTTTAATTTTAGACGACCTATAGCTCTTGGTGGTTACCTAGAGCCAGCTATATCTAATGCCAATATTATTTTGCAGACAATAGTTGGCCCTCCTTTTAGTTGGAGATGGAACCGTTTAGTAACTGGTTTTATAACTACACCGGGACAACAAGATTATTTTGTCTTTAATTGGCAAGCTAATTTTATTTTGCCTTTAGGGGCAGTAACCGTTGATAGTAGTGGAAATTGCCAAAGTGTTACTGTTGCTGGAACTACAGGATCAACTATACCAACATGGAATTCAGTAGGCAACATAACTAATGATGGGTCTGTAACATGGACTAATTTAGGTTCTATTAACACACCAGTTTCTACAAACTATAGTTTTAACTGGATTGAAATTTCTTCTGTACAAGATACAATTAATAATACTCCTAAATGGTTTGAAATGGAGTCAAAGATTTGCTCTGGATTAGATTCTACTTCCTCACGTCCTAAATTCATTTCTGCACAAGGGGATGATGGTTTAGGGAACATTACAATCCGTTTAATGCCAGTTCCCGATCAAGCATATCCAGTTGCAATTACTATGCAACAGAAACCTCCATTATTTATCAAATTGTCTCAAACGTGGGCACCCATTCCTGATGAATATAGTCGTCTTTATCAATGGGGATTTTTATCCTTAGCATGGCTATTTGCAGATGATCCTCGGTTTGGATTGGCAAATCAAAAATTTGTCTCTCAATTACTATCCGTAAGCGAAGGTTTAAGTGAAACTGAGAAAAATATTTTTCTAGGAAACTGGCAAATGATCACTGGTCAACCTGTACAGAGTGCCAACAGATTACAACAAGGCGATCAGATGAGAGGTTTATAATGGCAATTGCATGGGTACAAGGTACTGAGAATACTGCGTCGGAGGTACCTTATGAGGCAGCATTCTTATCCCCTAATATTGCTGGAAACTGTTTGATAGCCTCTATTGGCATCTACAGTAGTGACCACGGACAAGATTTTTCAAGGGCGCAGATTAGGGATAAACAAGGGAACTATTGGTTGCCCGTAGGTATGACCCCAATTATAGAGCCGTATGATTTTAACAGCCTTCAGGTTTACACTTGGATATGTACTAATTGTAAGGGTGGGGCTAATACTGTCAGTTATCTCTACGGAACAACGCCGACGCCGAATGTTTATGCTGCTCTTACGGTTGATGAATACTCTGGTGTAGCTGCAATCAAGGCAGTTAACCAATTTACCTTTGCAACTACAAAGTGGGGTGTGGGTGCGACTGAGGTTGATAGTAGTTCTATTCCTTTACTAGCTGGAGAGATGCTGTATTCATCTGCATTCTGTAATAGTTCAAGTGCCGTTTTTACACCTAGTGCGGGATTTACCTCTAGAACTCTAGCACAAGGCAATTTAATGACCCTACAAACTTGGGATCAACAGCCAGTGGTAGGGAGTTATAACAATCTAGTTTCTGTTCTCGGCTCTCCCGATGCTCTGCAAGTTACATTGTTGACACTTTCATCAATTCCAATAGCTAGTCCGATTGTGCAAGTTGCGTGGAACTCCGGTTATGGTTTTCAACTTGGATTATCAAGTACTTTTACTTATCCTAATGTCGCGGGTAATTCATTGATTGCACTCTATTATGGAGAAGATGAAGGTGCTTTTGGGATTACTGATACTCTAGAAAATGATTGGCAGATACTCTCTACTTCTGCGGGGCAGTTATTTGCCTATTGTTTGAATTGTAAGCCCGGAAGTAACACTGTAACGGTGACTGTTGGATCAGGGGGTGAAAGTTTAAACGATATCTTAATAATTGCTGAGTATGTTCCTCTTGTGTCCTATACTGTAATGTCGCAGAACAACAATGAGCTTGGTAGTATTAATACTGGAAACGTTGCTGTTGCTAGTCCTCCTAATTTCTTAATTTCTACGTGTGCTGTTCAGGATATACAAAATGTAATTAGAAATGCAATGATCTGTAATCCGGGTATCAGAAGATTTCAAGTGTCAGAACGTGGATACTTTGAGAGTATACCAGAATTAGCTGTTCTTGCAGATCAGTATGTACTTGCGCCCGGTAGTTATAGTGACACATTTACTGTTGGAGATGCTGGAGGGGCAAACTACGCCGCTATTTGGGGCTTTACTATATCACCTTTAACACTCAGTTGTGCATCTGGTGTGGGTACAATTGGAGTTCCTTATTCATCTATACTGGTTGCTTCTGGAGGAATTCCACCATATACATTTTCAATTATTAGTGGGTCTTTGCCCAATGGGTTGACATTAAATTCGAGTACAGGTCTTATTAGTGGGATTCCTACTAGACCCGGAAATTATCCTTATACTGCACAAGTAATGGATTCTGGTTCTCCTCCAAATGTAGCCACTGCTTCTTGTAGTATTTTTATAAGTAATTTTACTTGTTTTCTCGTTGATTTTCCAATTAATGGGCCATTTTATGATGCTACAGGAAAAGTGTTAAGTAACGGATATTTAGCTTTACGTCTAGTTTTTGATTGTAATTGTCCATGCGCTGATTATCAAATTACTGGAAATAACCATACAACTATACAATTAGATTCTAATGGGATGGTAACAGGTTCCCCACAAATTAGACCCAATGATCAATTAAAACCTAATGGGTCATATTATATTCTACAAGCATTTTCAGAAGCAGGACAACTTGTACTTGGCCCTAAGGTACTTTTAGTAACGAGTTAATTATGGATGGACTTATTCAACTTATAGGTGGAAGCTGGCAAGACTCACTCCAGAACCTTGTGGCTTTTGGAACACTGGTGATGACCCTTACACAGAGTGATAATCAGATACCGTATCTTTACTCTAATTTAAGTCCAGCAGTATTGAGTCCAGTAGTAAATGCAGAAGTTTGCCAAGGGATTACCTTTAAAATTCCTTTAGATGCAAATGGTAATATAGTAGCCTCACCAGCCTATAGTGTATATGCTAACAATATTCTAGACCCACCTAATAGCTACTATTTATGCACAGTTTATTCGGAACGGGGCGAGCTTCTGTGGGGGCCAAACCCTCAACAGGTAACTATGGGATTGTCACCAGTTACTACAACTTTTGATGTAGGCCAATGGGTTCCCGGACAGATTCAGGAAAGTTACTAATGAAAGAGCCTTGTATTTATATTTTTACAAGTCCTAGTGACACCGTTTATGTTGGACAGACTGTTAATTTTAAATCTCGTTGCAACGTGCATAAAGGCGACATGAACCGAGGAAGTTCAACCCCTTTCCATAATGCGATGAGAAAGTATGGTTTACATAACTTTGATGTTGAGATTATACCCTGTAAAGAAGAGGAATTAAATTTATTTGAAAAATTTACTATTTTATTGTTTAAAGGTTTTACTAAACCATATAATTTAACTAATGGCGGTGATGGTAGACCCGGATATATAGCTTCCTTAGCAACACGAATGAAAATTAGTAACGCACACAAAGGGAGAAAATTTTCTCCAGAGCGTTGTGAAAAAGCTCGTATTGCAGCATTAGAGCGGCTTAAAGACTCTGTTTATAAAAACAAATTAATTGAAAGTCTCAGTAAGGCTAGAGAATCAATTACGGAAGAAAGCCGTAAGAAGATGAGTGAGTCGCAAAAACGTAGACAAAATAAATTATCTAAACCAACACATTGTCCAAAAGGACATGAATATACACCAGAAAATCTTTGCTCGGATGGAAGGCATTGCAAAGAGTGCCACCGACTTAGAACTAGAGCACATCGTGCTAGAATCAAAGGTAATGCAAATTATCTTGTTACATAGGGGATGATAAAATTCCGAATCTTTTGCAATTAGCGGGTGTTCAGACAAATAAACAAACGCGCTTCACTCCCATTTATACGGGCCGATGGTCAAGCGGCATTTGGACAAATCGCTCGCCCCTGCGGGACGCGAACACTACGCGCTTAGTAGAAAAATTTTATGGGCCAAGTGGCGATGCGTTAATCGCAGGGTTAAACGTAGAAATTACTAACCGATTAACATTAGCACGTCGTCCGGGAAATATTATATTCGATAATGAGACTTGGGATTCTATTAATACTTTTTATGAGTTTCATGCCTTTCATGGTTTTGCAGGACAGCAACTAAACGAGCGCATTCATATAATGATTGATGATCCTGATAGTCTCTATTCTCTTGTTGTAGGAGAATCCCGTGATTTACTCTGGACAAAAAGTGCTGGTGCTGGTCAAACTTATATGCAAGGGGTAGGAAACTCTTTGTATTTCGGTAATGGGGTAGATAATAAAAAATGGCTTCGCCAAGTTTATTTATGGGAACCCAATGAGGATTGGACAGGGGCATCAACACCCGTATTAAGTACATTTGTTGAGGATGATAATAATAACATTCAACAGTTAATAGTACAAGGTGTTTCTGGCGCAACTGTACCCATTTGGAGTACAATCGTACCCAATGTGAGTAACAATTTCTTAGGAGGAACAACAATTGATGGAACTGCTCAATGGGTTAATAGAGGGCCAAGAGTCGAAAATTGGGGAATTGTTGCTCCTACTGACACTTTATCTCCTGAAATTGCCTCTGGTGGGGTAGCATGGCAACCTAATACAGTATTTTCACAAGTTGGAGTTGTAATTGATAGTAACGGTAATTTACAAAAAATAACCACTGCTGGTAAATCAGGAGCTAACCCTCCCACATGGGCAACTAGTGTAGGGTTGACCACTAATGATGGTACTATAGTTTGGACTATGATTCAAACAGCGGCATCTTTAATTTGGCAACCACATACTGTTTATCCAATTGGAAGTTATGTGATTGGAAACGGATGTCTATTTCAAGCACAGAATAATGGAACTGCAACTATCAGTGGTACAGTAAATGCTTATGTTTGGCCAAGCGTCGGTAATAATGGCCAATTTTCACGTTTATATCCTCTAAGTACTGGAACTGCATCAGCGTCAGCAACTAATAATTCATTTCAATTTCCATTAACTTATCCTACATTTACCCCCATTGAATGGAACACTTTAAATGGAGCAGGGGAAGTTACCGGAGCGACGACACCATTTCCTGCATTTACATTCGGCTATGACATTGCTGTTTTAGGAAGTATTAATGTGCCTATAGCTGGTAACTGGCAAGTCACACTAAACGCTCATCATGATGGGGCTATTTTAGGAATTGGTGGTGGAGCTATTAAAGTGTCTGGTGTGCTTACTGACCCATATAATCACAGCCAAAGTGCCGTTGGTGGATATCCTATTATGGGAGGAACCAATTTAGGTAATGCAGGAACTACTACTACCGACGGTATGGTAGTTAATTTTCCCGTTGCTGGTGTTTACCCTATTGAAATGGACTATGCGTTTGATGGTCATAATGGGCCAGCAGAGATTCAGTTTTTGCTCCAAGGAAACCCCCCGGTTCCAGCACCAGCAGAAAGCGGTACAACACAACCTGCATGGCCAGCATGGAGTCTTGCATACGCTCCCGGTTATCCCTCTATCGAAGAGAGCATAGCAGCACAATTTGCATGGACTAATTTTGGCCCTATTGCAGATTTTCAATGGATTGCTAATGCTAACTATAAATTAGCAGGAATAGGTATTATTGATCCCAATGCTAATACTGAATACGCATATCGTACAGGTTTGACTGGAGCTACAGCACCGACATTTGGCACAGGATTATATCAATTAACATTAGATAATCCAAACCTTATTTGGATTAATTATGGCCCTATTGTTGCTCCTCCTCCCGGCACACTTAGTACTTTTAATGGAGGTTGGAAATATTGTATTGCATTAGTGAATACGCTAGATAATACAGTATCGAATGCTGGAAAAATATCTGCTGCTACTGGAAATTTTATTGGAGTACCGGGAATATTTTTACCTCCGGGAAGTGGTTTAGATGTAAATGTAATTGATCCTCAAGCGGATTATGTTGCTATATTTAGAACTACAGATGGTCAAAGTGTGCCATTTTTGATTCCCGGATTTATAACAGAAGGTTCCCCTGCGACACAGATAGCTGTGCCATGGACTGTTCCATTGCACACCTATTTAACTGCTGGATATACAGATACAGCAACGGATGAAGATTTAAATAACCTTATTAGTGCTCCATTGTTAGGACAAAATACTCCTCCGGGTAGAGGAGCAATTAACCTAGCATTTCATTTAAATCGAATTTTCTTTAGCATTAACAATACAGTGTACTGGACAAGTGGGCCTGATACTCCTGCTGGTAACGGCATTAATGGAGTATCTCCATTAAATATTGATACTGTTTCTTCTACAGTAACTCGTATAGTTCCTACTGCTATTGGAGCGTTAATCTTTACAGTAGATTCAATTTGGCTAATTCAAGGTTCTGGTACTCAATCTAGCCCAATTCTTCAAGGTAGTATTCCATATTTACCGACGATTGGCTTGCCAACTTATAATGCACTGGATATTGATGGTTCTATTATAGGATTGTTTACTACAGAAAAACAGTTTATTATTTTAGACCCTTCTGCTGGTACAGTAGATGCTGGATTTCCTATTGGTGATAAATTTAGATTAAACAACGGTTTGCCGGGAGAATCATGGGATGTTTCAAAGGTATATATTACATGTCACACTGAGGGTGAAGATCATGCATTTTATGTATGCGATGGTGTTAATGGTTGGTATCGTTTAATGCCTACTCCGTCACCTGAGGTTGGCTATACTTGGTCACCTTTTGCCTATATTAATCAAATTGGCAATATTAGCCCATTTATTGGTACAGGTTGTAAATGTATTAAAAGTGTAGAGGTTTCTTTAGGAGTACAGAAGCTACTAATTGGGCCTTTAGTTACAGGGCCAATTTTAAATAGAGACCTTGATACATTTACAGATGCTGGTGTGCCTTATCCTGCAAATGCAACTATTGGTTCTGCTGTATTAGCACAACCGGGACAATTAGCATTAGTAATGTTTATAACTACCGATTCTGTACGAATTGGAACACCATTGAATTTAGGTCTTTTACTTGATGAGGCTTTGCCTTATTATACAGGGCCAATTGAAATATTTAAACAATGGGAAAGTGATCCAATTAACATTTCTCCGGGTGATCAAGGAAGTTCTTCTATATTAGGTCAGAGATTCTATTTAGATGAAATGAAGGAATTGGCAGCAGTTTGTAGACATATGCAGGTACAGATTTTGTGGTCTGATACTGATAGTGTTCAAAATGAATTACAAACATTAAGCATTTTTGGTGGCTTTATAGCGGAATTGTAGATTATGGCGATTAAAGATAAACTAATTAACCCGAATGATGTTGAGATAATACAGCCGAATCTTAACCCACAAATTGCGCCATCAGTGGATTTAGAACCGACACTTAATCCTATGATGAAGTGTCCGTTACCACCAATTTCAGTATCTCCTGACTCTCTTAGGCAATATTATCGTGGTGGTATGTTTCCTCAGAAGCGGCTATTTGGCCCATCTAATAATCCGTTGACAGGGGGAGGAACTGGTGGAACCACAACTCAAGGAAATACTGAGAATATATCAGTACCTCCAGCCGTTATAAACTTGCAAATAAAACAAACGGCTATTGTAACACCATCATTGGGAGTAGGACAGGTTCTTAATGCTGTAACATTATTAGGAAAAGCCTTTCAGATCATCGGTATGGCAGCAAGTTCTCCCACTAGAATTCAATTATATGGGTCTGCACAAGCACGTTCATTAGATGCTTTTAGGCCCATAGATGTTCCCCCTGATGCTGGAACAGCACAGGGAATTATATGTGACCTTGTACTTGACACATCACCGTTAACTTGGCAATTTCAGAATCTTACAGGAGATAATGGGGATGCACCACAGACGAACGTTATTTATGCATCTATTACAAATCTTGGCCCCGGAAATCAAGCTATAACGGCCACTATTTTGTATTTGCCATTTGTGAACTAGTATGAATAGATTAAATTACCCTCAGAGTCTTTATCCGCTTGTAGGAGATATAAATAGTCAAACAGGGTCACCTTATGTTGTAGTCACTGGTATACAACGTTATCCCGTATTAAATACGCCTCCTGCAAACGGTGACATATTAATGTATCAATATTCACCTAGTCCCTTTGTGAATGAATGGATACCTACACCTTGGGGAATAATTAAAATTTATGTAGAACCTAGTAGCTCACCAGCAGGAGTGTTAACTATAGATGCATCTTTAGGAAATAGTTTTTATATAAATGTAAATCAAGTTATTAGCAGTATGAATGTAATAAATGGAACTGATGGGCAAGAAATTACATTATTATGGGTACAGGACTCTAGTGGTCATATAATAACATTAGCCACTAATTTAAAAGGCGCTACTGCTCCTAGTATTACAGCAAATAGTGTAAGTTGTCAAAAATTTACCTATAGTGAGGTTCAAGGTAGTAGCCCATTAGTGGCAAATTGGTATGCAGTGGCACCCGGAGTAATAGGAATGTAATATGGTAACAGATAGATTATTACAAGAATCGGATAAAGAAATGTTGGAACAAAGTCTCCAACACGATGCGTTTCATACAACTACTACATCAAAATTTTTTACTGAAATTGGAACTTTAAGTAAAGTATATGAACTGGATGGAGAACCTATTTTAGTTGCTAGAGCGTGTAAAGTACTTCAATTAGATTTACAATTTTTAGATAATAATAATGTACAGGCTAACCGAAAGGTTATGGAAGAAGGCTTTCCGTTGTTAGCTGAAAAAGCTAAAGAAAATGGATTTAAATTCATTTTGTTTACAACTAGTAACCCGCTGTTACAACGATTTTGTGAACGTAAGCTAAAGTTTGAGACTATTGGAGAGAATGTCTTACGGAAAGCACTCTAAATGAGAATTTGTTCAAAATGTAATATTCCAAAAAATGATGCTGAGTTTGATTTCAGAAATGATTATCAAAATTTTCGTTTAGAGTGCCACGATTGTCGCAGTAATCAAAAACGAAGTTATTATCAGAATAACAAAGACTCTATTTGGGCTAAAAATCTTTTTAGAAACTATAACTTAACAAAAGAACAATTTGACAATCGTTTAAAAGAACAAGGTTATAAGTGTGCTTGTTGTGGAACCGATACCCCAAATGGACATGGAAATTGGCACGTAGATCATGACCACAGTTGTTGTCCACAAAAGAAGAAATCTTGTGGTAAATGTATTCGTGGTTTAATTTGTGCTTCCTGTAATATTGGCATGGGTACTTTTCATGATGATTCGAGGTATATGAAAAAAGCAATTAACTATCTTGACAATCACTCTATGAAAAAAATTATTCTTAGAGCTACTGCGGAATGGAATGGTTCAGAATATATAAAAACGAGTGAAGAAGTTATTGATTATGATGGTGATATATCATGGTCTTGCGGAGCAACTCAACAGCAAAAAGACATAGGTGCAAGCCAGCAACAGTTTTACCAGACCCTTCAAGGACAACTGTCTGCTGTATTTGGTGATAGTAGTTCAGTTTTTAGCGATCTAATGGCTACTTATGCGCCTATTGTGGCTGCTGGTCCCAACCAGACAGGATTTAGTGCAGCAGAAGATGCTAATTTAAGATCGCAAGCTATTACAGGAACTGGTACAGCTTATGAACATGATAGTCAGGCAGTTGGTGAGAACATTGCCGCTCAAGGTGGTGGTAATGTTCCGGGATTAATCT